TGGAGTGCGAGCTGGAAGCCTTGCGCGAAGAGGTTGCCGACCTGTCCGCTCGGCTCGAGGGCTGCGATGAGGGCTGGCTGGGCGGAAATGATTGACCAGCAGGGCGACCGCGAGTGCTTGTGGACGTACAAAAGGATGTGCGAGAAGACGAGGGTCGTTTGGCAGAGGCAGTAGCAGTCGAGTTTGAAGCAGAGATGCGACAAGTCAAGTCAATGGCAGACGGGACGTACAACATCGTGCTGAATGTGCCGGAGTACTGCTTGCCACAAGTTCAAACGATGATGGGCTGGCTGAAAGACTTGGTGCAAGTCGTGATGGTCAAAAAAGCATAGTCGGAGCGAATCGGAGTATTCCGGAGTGGTATTGGACGACTTACGTACTGAAATGAATAGATTAGATGACCGCGAATTAGCTTATGTTATTGCGCGGTCTAAAGCTGTTTCGGACAGTAAGGCGTTAAAAGACTCTGGCATTGCCAGTTCTACGTTTTATGGATGGGAAGAAAGCCGGCGCGAGAAATTGAATGAACTTGCGCAGAAATTCAAGCGTGAAACGGCAATGCGCGTTTTGATGATTATGCAAGACAATGCGGAAAGGGCGGCTAAAACTGTTACAAACCTAATGGACAGCCGTAATGAGAACATCAAGCTGAAAGCATCGCAAGAGGTGCTCGACCGTTCTGTTGGCAAAGCAGCGCAGCCAGTAGAGGTATCTGGCAAGGATGGCGAGAACCTGGTTGTGAAATTGTCTTGGGATGACCATGAATAAAACCTGTATTGTTTGCGGCGCTGAAAAAGACATAAGCGAGTTTTACAAAAACCCTCATGTGAAAGACGGACACGAGGGCAGATGTAAGGAATGTAGAAAATCTTATCAGGCTGATTATCGAAAAGACAATCCAGAGAAAATCAAACAGGCATCGGTAGACTATTACGCTTCACATAAAGAGGAGCGATCTAAATACTACAAACAATGGCGCACTGAGAATGCAGAATATAAGGCAATGAGCGATCTGAATTATAGGCACAGCCATCCCGAAAAAATGAAGGTGCAAAGAAAAATTGAGAACGCGAAGAGACGAGCAAGAATTGTCAATGCGCTTGGCAGGTTTACCTCAAAAGAGTGGAATGAACTGAAAAGCAAGTATGACAATAAGTGCTTGAAATGTGGCAAGGAAGAGCCGGAAGTAAAGATTACTCCCGACCACGTGATTCCGCTTGCGCTTGGCGGCACTAACACAATTGACAACATCCAGCCTTTATGTTGGGGTTGCAACGCCGCCAAACAAGCGCGGATTGCTGATTACAGGAATGGTTAGGGTTGAGTTTCCGCCTCTGCATCCGAAGCAAAAAGAGGTTGCAGAAAGCACAGCAAGGTTCAGAGTTTGTGCTGCTGGCAGACGATTTGGAAAAAGCCGGTTAGGTTCAGCGTTATGCGTATCAGAGGGTTTGAAAGGCGGACGGGCTTGGTGGATTGCGCCTTCATATCCGGTTGCTATGGTAGGTTGGCGGATGATAAAGAAGTTGTCCGCAAATATTCCTGGTGTGAAAATCCGGCAAGGAGATTACACAGTTGAGTATCCGAAAGGCGGTGAAGTGCGCGTGAGATCGGCAGACAATCCAGATTCTTTACGAGGTGAAGGATTAGACCTTGCCGTTCTTGACGAGTGTGCCTTTATGCGTGAGGAAACCTGGAGTGAGGCAATTCGTCCGGCATTGGCAGACCGATTAGGGCGTGCTGTATTTATCAGCACTCCAAAAGGTCGCTCGTGGTTTTGGCGTTTATACCAGAATGGAATCAATGGTGCTGATGGCTGGGAAAGTTGGCAATTGCCAACCGTAGATAATCCGTTTATTGAGCCATCCGAAATCGAAGCCGCAAGAGAACAACTGCCAGAAATCATATTCAGACAAGAGTTCCTTGCAGAGTTTGTGGACGATCAGGGCGGCGTGTTCCGGCGCGTGCAAGAGGCGGCGGTCCTAACCCCGCAAGAGTACAAACAAGGCAAGCAATATGTTGCCGGCGTGGATGTGGCTTCAAGCGTGGACTATACCGTCGTGACTGTCATGGACGTTGAGAGCAAAGATATGGTCTACCTGGACAGGTTCAATCGGGTTGATTATCCCGTTTTGATTGACCGATTGGAAGCCATATACCGCAGGTATGGGCTGACAAGTATGGTCGTGGAATCCAACTCAATCGGCAGGCCGGTGATTGACGAACTTGTTTCACGTGGGCTGGCAATTATCCCCTTTACGACCACGAGCGCGACCAAGCAAGGAATTATCCAACAGCTACAAGCGGCATTCGAGAACGCGCAGATCAAGATTATCAACGACCCTGTTCTGGTGGGGGAGCTATTGAGTTTTGAGAGCAAGCGGAATGCATCGGGCGGATTCTCTTACTCCGCGCCTGACGGGATGCACGATGACACGGTTATGAGTTTAGCGTTTGCGTGGAATGCGATTTCAGCAGACCGATGGTTTTTCAGTTCTTATGATTAGTGGAGGGGCGGGTGCCTGAGACAAAACATTATTTCACGAATGGGAGCACGCTGAAAGGGATTGACTTACCTCAATACCCTGACTCCGCATGGAACTGGATCACCGGCGCGCCTGAGGACACGAGCGATGAGCAGCTTTACTCGCGCGTGGCTGCAGTATACAGAGTTGCGAACTTGTCGGCTGACGCGATTGCCAACGTGCCATTCGCGGTCTACGAGGGCAAGACGGAATATGACACGAGCGACAAATGGCAGAACAAGGTCGGGTTTTTAGCGAACCCCAGAGAGTTATTCCGGCTATGGCGGTTATCGCTTTTTATGACCAATTCGGCTTACGGCTTCATGGAAGGCAACCGCGTGCAGAAGAACTTGCGCTATGTCAAGGCAAACTCTATCACGCCGGTCGTGGATAAATGGCAAGGTTTGACCGGCTTCAAGCGGCAAGTCGGCAATGACAATATCGAATACAGCCTGAAAGACAATCGCGTCTTCTGGATGTATAGATTAGACCACACCACCGAGCTATTACCCTCAAAAAACAGCGAATTCAGGGCGCTGATGGCAGCGGCGGGAGTCTTGTACTACGCGGATTATTACGTGCAGAACTTCTTCCAGCGCGGCGGGATCAAGCCGGCTTTGCTATCTGTGACCGGTGTGCCAACAAAGGAAGAGCGCGAGAAGATCGAGTCTGTGTGGGATAAGATCGTGCATGGCTGGTCGAAGTATTTGGGCAAAGTCATCAGTGCCAACGAAATGGACGTAAAGGTCATTGGCGAGGGTATTGACAACCTGACGAGCGGTAACTTGCACGATGAGAAGCTGGCGGACGTGGCAATGGCGGCTGGCATGCCTTTGTCTATTATTCTGGCTAACTCCGCGAACTACGCTACCGCGCAGACCGAGTATTTGGTCTGGTTCAGGGATAGCGTAATCCCCTGGGCGTCTTTCATGCAAGACGAGTTGAACGACAAGCTGTTCAATCCGTTAGGCTTGCGCTTTGAATTTAGGCCTGAGATGAGCGATAAGGGGCAAGAGGAAGAAGCCAAGCGCGCCGGAGCTTATCGGGCTTACGTGGCAAGCGGCATGAAGCCGAGCATTGCCGCGCAAGTGGTGGGCATTGATTTACCGACTGATATTAAGTACGCCGATCTGGATGACGTGTTCGTGCCGCAACAAGCGCAGCCGGTCAACAAGGAAGAAATCCCGATCGAAGAAGCGGAAGAGCCTGAGATCGAGGAGCAAAAGACCGTTACGTTATTGACAATCGACCAATTGCGGGAGTTGGAACACTGGCAAGATTTGGCGTTCCGCAAGCTGAAGCAAGGAAAATCGCTGGCATTCCCCTGGGTAAGCAAGACCTTGCCCGAAGAAGTGGCAAGCGCAATTCGGGAGCGGCTGCCTGAGTGCAAGACTACGGCGGAGATTGAACGGGCGTTCCAGCTTGACCGCAAGGATAACGAGGATGCGCTGAAGCTATTGGCCGATGCGTTGAATCGGGCTGTTGAGAGTGTGGAGGCAGAAGCGTGAAAGAGCTTATTCTCGAAGCCTTGCGCGAGAGCGTGAAGCGCTATCCCGACCTGTTCGAGTATATCGATGGGAAGGCGGCTTGGGTTATAATTAAGGATGACCTGCAATTATGGCAGGCTAAGGCGATCACGCAGGCGCGCAATGGGGAACCGGCGCTGTGTGAATTCGACAGTGGCGTGATACCCCCATCCATTGCTGACATGGTCAAGTCCATGCTGGCTTATGCAGACTGTGAGGATTGCATAAAACAGGGATTCAGCGACATGGAGGCATTTATGAAAGCGCCAGACTCAAAAGACAGACATAAGAAACTCCCGCCTTATACGGGGAGCAAGCCATTTATTCCAAGCGAGTTCAAAGAAATTACAGAAGCCGAAATCAACCTGGCATTGAAGGTTTGGGATAACCTGATGCCTGAGTACAAGGGCTTACTGGACGCGCAGGTGAAGCGAGAGGACAATGCCGGAAACTAAGCCGCTTTGGTACTGGGATGATAGCGTCAATCGCTACCGCAACCCGGTGACGGGGCGGTTTGTTGGCATTGACGAAATGAACGCTTTGCGTTCCGAGTTTATGACAATTCAGAAAACGCGCATGATAGGCGTGACAAATGTTTACAGCGCCGGAACTATTGACATCTTCACTTATGAAAAGCAGGTGAAAGAAATACTCCGCCAGACTTACATTGACAATTATGTCATGGGCAAGGGCGGAAGGAATATGATGACGCAAGCCGATTGGGGGCGGATAGGCGGTATGCTGAAAGAGCAGTACGGCTACCTAAATCCCTTTATGGAACAGATTGCACGTGGGGAATTATCGCAAGCGCAAATAGACGCGCGTTTGAAAATGTACATCAATTCGGCAAGTGAGGCATTCTGGCGCGGATACGCATCGGACGTTCCAATTGACCTTCCGGCATATCCGGGAGATGGGTCAAGCGCGTGCCTTACGAATTGCCAGTGCCAGTGGGATATTCAGCAGGTTTCAAATGGCTATGACTGCTACTGGCGGCTTGGGCAGGCTGAACACTGCCCTGACTGCATCGAGCGGGCTGGCGAGTGGAATCCTTACCGCATCCGCATAACAGGCGAGGCGAGCAATGCCGGTTGATATTGTCATAGACGGGCTGGTCGAATTGCGCTCAAAGTTGGATCGCTTTCCAAAAGAGGCGCAGAACAAAGCCGGCGACATGGTTAGTGACTATACCGTCAATATCATGCGCGAGTACGTTCCTTATGCTTACGTTCCGTTCAAGTCGGCTTATGGCAATTGGTTTAGCGAGAAGCAACGCCGGTACGTTATGGCGCGGATACATGAAGGTTCGATCAGACCGGGCGCACCAAACCGACAACAGACCTTGCGAAAGGGCTGGAAGAAGATAGGCGAGGGCGCGGATTCGTTAGTGGTGAATGACGTGGATTATGCCGGTTATGTAGTAGGAGATTCAGACCAGGCGAGGATGCACAAGAAGATCGGCTGGTGGACTGTTGGTCATCGCTTGAAGGAACGCGCGGGGGAAATTGAGCGCAAAGCCAAAGCAGGCGTGGACAAGGCAATGAAGGAGTTAGGACTCTAATCTAATTTACAGACAACTGAATACGTGGGTGAACGTGGGTGTCGGGTGACACAGCGGGCGACCTGGTGGTCAGTGGGTACTGAAGCCGAACTTAGCAGAAATTGTTCTGCATAGGTTTGGCTTTATCGGTTTAAGGAGGTGTCAAGGAATGGACGACACAATGGTGTATTTTGGAGACGCGGTAAAAGCGCTTGGCGAGGGCAAGGTTGGCGGCTATTTGGTAAGGTGGGGAGGCAACGGCGACGTTGACCTGACCGGCGATTTCTTTACCAAAGAAACTGATCTTGGCATTAGCGAAGGCGACCGACTGCCAGTGTACTTCGAGCACGGGTTCGACCCGGTTATCAAAAGCCGGAAGTTAGGGCGGGGGCAAATTGAACGCTTTGACGACATCGGAGTCTGGTTTGAAGCACAACTGGAACTGCGGGACGAATACGAACGTAAGATTTACGAGTTAGCTGAAGCTGGGAAGCTCGGCTGGTCGAGTCAGGCGGGCGGTTCGCTCGTGGCGAAAGAAGCTGGAATGGGAGGTACGTTCATCGCGACATGGCCTTTAGCGGAAGCGACGCTAACTAAAAGCCCAGCCGAGTACCGAAACACCGCAATCCCGTTGAAATCAATCTATCCCGATGCTGAAGAAACAGCGGAGGAACCAACCGACCATGAGGAGGATCACATGGCAGAAGAAACAAAGATGGCTCCGCCCATAGACGTGGAAGCTATCGTAAAAGGCGCGGTTGCTGACGCGCTGAAAATGTATGAATCAGCACAACCGAAAGTCAAGGGCGGCTATGACGTCGAAGTAACTGAAGACGAAACAGACCGCTCCCTGAAATCCAACCCATTCACCGCAGCCGAGTTTTTCCAGGCTGTCAAGATGGCGGAAATGTATCCCGGGCAGGAAGAGCGTCGGCTGTTGCCATTCAAGGCAACGGGGCTAAACGAAGCGACCCCATCCCAGGGCGGCTATTTACTGCCCCCTCAGATCGCTGCTGGCATTCAGCAGACCATGTGGGGCGTCGGCTCAGTACTCTCACGCTTCAATCCCATCCGCGTTTCAGGAAATTCCCTGACCATCAATGCGATCGATGAAACATCGCGCGCCGATGGTTCGCGCATGGGCGGCGTGCAGGGCTACTGGCTGGCTGAAGCCGCACAGAAGACCGCAAGCAAACCGAAGTTCCGTCAGATCGAACTGAAGCTCAAGAAAGTGGCCGCTCTGTGCTATGCCACCGATGAGCTTTTGGCTGACGCGACCGCTTTGGAAAGCTGGATCGCCAATGAAGTCCCGAATGAATTGCGCTTCAAAGTTGAAGCCGCGATCATCAAAGGTGACGGCGTTGGCAAGCCGCTCGGTATTTTGGAAAGCGGCTCACTCGTTAGTGCAACCCGTACTGACGCGTCTGAGATCGACCCGCTGGACATCGGCCGCATGTGGGCGCGCCGCTTGCCCGGTTACAACGATTATGTCTGGTTCGTGAATCCGGCTGTGTATCCACAGTTGTTGAACATGACCATCGGACAAATGCCCGTCTTCACTCCATCCATCCGGCCTGACGTTCCTTACGGAACTCTGCTCGGACGGCCAGTGATCGAAAACGAGTACTGCCCGAATCTTGGCACCGTTGGCGACATCCTGTTGGCTTCGCCCTCCGCATACGCTCTGATCACTAAGAGTGGCGTGGAGGCGGCTTCCAGTATCCACATCAAGTTTGACTATGACGAAACAGCCTTCCGGTTTGTTTATCGCGTCGATGGTCAACCCTACTACAACGCGGCTATCACAGCATATGACGCTGTGAATACCGTGAGTCCATTCGTTGCCTTAGCGGCTTCGACTTAATTCGTGAGGTGAGAAATGGCGAGATACGCTGAAAAACTCCATATCGTCCCGTTGCTGGCACCAGCAGCGTCCACCGCAGGCGGAGGCGTCAAGTCCTACGCCGTGCGGCTCAAGAATACCCAGTGGCTGTCGTTTTTGCTTGGCTGGGGCGATCAGACCACTGACGACGCGGCTGTAACAACCATCACGGTTGAAGCATCGACTGCGGCTGGCAACACCACCGCCGCAACCGACACCGCCATTCCATTTGTCTACCGGCTTTCAGGCGTGCCTGGAACTGATGACAACTGGGGCGATCCGACTACTTGTCCGTCAACCGGCTTGGAAATCACCGGCGCGCAAGATAACCTGACCCTGTTGATCGATGTGGATCCCGCTTCTATTCCGGCGCTGGATTCGGACGCGATCGCTGTGCGCTTGTGCTTTGATGCCGGCGACCAGACGTCTTCCTATGCTTCGTATGCCGTAGCGATCATCGAAGACCGCTACCCGCAGGCTGAACACATCAGCGCAAGCACCTAAGTTTTAGCTTACCTGAAGGGGGGTGGGGTGTAAAAACCTCGCCCCCCAGTTAAGAGAGGAAATTATGGCAGATTACGTGACAGTGGCAGAAATCAAGGCGGACATACCCGATTCACCGCTATTTGACGTGACGGATGACACCTACGACACAGTGTTGGGCAACATGGTTACTGCCGCGTCACGGCTGATCGATCGGTACGTGGGCGGCTGGGACAATTATTTTTACCCGACCACCGACAGCCAGACCCGCTATTTTGACGGGAGCGGTGAAGAGATTCAATACATTGACCCGATGGTCAGTTTGACAAGTGTGGCTGTGAGTGACAGTGGCCGGGCTGTTTCAGACTACACCACCTGGACAAACGATTCTGACTTCTTCGTGTCACCTTACAATCACGCATCCATCGGTATGCCGATTATGAGTCTGGTTATTGACAACGATTCCGGCTCAAAGGGGACGTGGGGTAAGACTCGCAAGGGCGTGAAAGTTACCGGTGTGTTTGGCTGGTCCTTGACTCCACCGGCTGACGTTGAGCAAGCGTGCAAGATTCAGGCAGTGCGTTGGTTCATGCGCTCCAAGCAGGGATACCAGGACGCCGCCGCCAACCCAAGCATGGGCGAAATGTACTATATGAAAGAGCTTGACCCAGACGTAAAGATGCTGTTGCAGCGCTACCGCGTGCATAACTTGGTGACGATATGAGCATCATTGACGACGCAGTATCAAGATTGCAATACCATGCGCTGGCGATAACGGGCACTACCGTGAGGGGCGCACCGAGCTATCCGACTGAGGATGCTTCGGTCTTACCGCTTGCGATTGCCTATATTTCGGACGGGACGGGGTCGATTGACGACTCCACGACCGCGCGCTTACTTTTGACACTCAAAGTGGACTTCCATGTCAACAGAATGAGTATGAAGTCCGCTTATACCGAATTGAACTTGATTATACCCGAGTACTTGCAGAGATTGGCTGGCGACCCGACATTGAACGGCAAGGTGGACACGATTGTTTTCCCGGTCACGTTCAATGTCATGCCCGCGCAATGGGATCGCATCACAACGCAGATGGCGAGCTTCTCGATTCCGTGCAAGTTCCGCGAGACACCGACCACTTAGCAGAAAGGCTTGATTTGAAACATACCGCAGTAATACTCGGAATGCATCAGGGCACAATGGGCGAGTTCGACCAGACCCGCACGGATTGTGACGTGTATGTGTTCAATGAGATGGTAAGCAGGGGGTCAGTCCCTCACGCCGATTATGTTTTCCAGTTGCATAAGCCGGTCGTGTGGAGATCCAGCCAGAACAGGAACGACTCGAAGCATTACGACTGGCTGCGCTCCACTTCCATCCCTGTTTTGATGCAAGAGAAATTCGAGGACGTACCAGCAAGTGTCAAGTTTCCGCTTGATGAGATGCTGAAAGAGTTCAAAGGGGCGGAGCCTTACTTTACCACGACCGTCGGCTTTGCGATTGCTTACGCGATCTATCGCAGATACAAGCGCATTGAAATCTACGGCGTGGAGATGGAAACCAACACCGAGTACGCGCACCAACGGCCTTGCGTGGCTTACTGGTGCGGTGTGGCATACGGGCGCGGGATTGAGGTTGATTTTCACTCACGGCAATTCTTCCAGTCACCGATGTACGGCTATGACGGCGACATCACCATCCGGCTGGAAGTGTTTGAAAAGCGCGCAAAGGCAATGGCGGAAGAAGCCAAGACCGTATTAGAGGAGTACAAGAAAGCCAAAGCGCAGGCGATCGAGGCGGTCGAGGAATTCAGGCTGGACTTCAAGAATGGCTGGGGCAAGTTGGAAAAGTTGGTCAACCGACAGGCTGAGATCGCGCACTCATTCAGTATGCTGGACGGCGCGATTCAGGTAAACCAGCGCCACATCAAGGCGTGCAAGATCATGGAGGCTGAAACGGGCAACTATTTTATCAGCCGCCAGGTTTACGAAACTGAGATGAACAACTCCACGAACTCGTGGCAAGCGCACCAGCACAAGATCAAGATCGCATCGGACGCGCTCAAGGAAAAAGAGGACGAGCTGAAACAGGCGACCAGCAAGGGCTATCGCAGCCGCCGTTGTGACGAATATCTGCAACTGGTGGAGGAGTATGCGAAGGCGATTGGCAAGGCTGGTTTGCTTACTGGCATCGGCATGGAGAGCAAGTACTTGATGGGCGTGCACGACCAGAATGAGCGCATGACCGGCGGCAAGGAAGCGGTCAAGATACTCGCGGAGGCGGTGGCATGAGAACCGCCGCAATCATCACGAACTACAACATGCCGGAGCGGACGGACGCGCTGGTCGAGTACCTGAAAGCGCACGTCAAGAGCGAACTCGATATTGTTGTGGTGGATAACGGGAGCGACATTGCCAAACCGTCAAAATATTCTTGCGTGAAGCTGAATAAAAACGTACAGACTACCGGCGGATTCTTGGCAGGCTTGAACGCCCTATCTTCTGGATACTTCGCTTACTGGTTTCTTATCACTTCGACCGAGTTTGCCGAAGGCGTGACGGGAGATCCGCTCACGCCGATGGTCAGGAAGCTGATTGATGACGTTGACGCTGTGGGGGTGCACAATGCGCTGTTGCCCGATTACGTCGGGGCATGGAAACACCTGGTTACGCGGGGAAGTAAGGGTTGTCGTGAAACGTGGATGATTGACAATATCTCCAGCCTCTATCGCGCGGACTGGTTCGACTCCATCGGGCGCTTTGACCCTGAACTTAAATACGCGTGGGGCATTGATCTGGAAACGTGCTGGCTGGCGCGCAAGGCAGGGCGCACATTGTGGGTATGCGAAGACGCGCCGGTTCGCAAGACCACCAACATCGGCTACTCCATGAACCGCATGAACATGAGCGCGGAAGACCGCTCACGGCTTGCCTATCAGAATATGGTGGAAGTGCTGAACAGAAAGTATGGCGAGGGCGGCTATTTGAGAACCAAGACCGAGTATGTCGAAAAGAGGATGCTTTGAGCTTACAAGATTACGTCAGCAAGAATATCACCGGCAGGATCGCGCTTATTTCGAGGCTTGAAGCGGACGTGTTGGAACGCTACACGGCGCGCGATGGCGACCACGTTGAGATCGGCTGTTTATGGGGCGCAACGGCTATCCTGGCTGCGCTTGCGAAGAAACAAGCTGGAGCGGAAGGGCATGTTTACACGATCGACAAAATGAGCGGTGGGTATTGGGAAACGGGCGACACTGGTTACTATAATCGCATTCCTACCCGCAAGACGGTTGTGCAAAACCTTGAGCGCACGGGAACGCAGCACGATGTGACGATCGTGGAGGCAATGAGCGACCCCTGGCCATTGCCTGAGACAGTCAAACCTTCGACTGTATTGATAGACGGCTCGCATAGCTACGAGGGATGCAAGACAGACTGGCTGAACGTAAGAAAACTGGAGCCGGAGTTTGTGATGTTCCACGATTATGGATCTGGGCGGCATCCAGGCGTGCAAAAGGCGGTCGATGAGATTCTGAAAAACGACCGCGAGTGGGTAAAGGTCGAAAAAGCCGACACGCTGCTGATCTTGGCAAAGGCGCGCAACAATGAAACTATTGCGTGAAATAAGGAACTGGCTATCTGATGTGTGGGCAATGATGTTTGAACTTATAGAAAGGCTGGATCGCAAATGAGAATTGGTGAAAACCCTAACCGACACGCGCAAGCGCAAGGATACAAACCATTTGTGGCAAGCGCGGTCACGCACTTACCCAACTTCGAGGGCTATCACGAACACCGTTTCGAGGTGGTGAAGACTTCGCTCCTGACCATGCGCGAGAACGCCGGGCTGGATTGCGACATCCTTATTTGGGATAACGGGTCGTGCCCTGAATTTCGAGACTGGTTGTTGGACGAGTACAAGCCGGACGGCGTAATACTCGGTCCAAACGTGGGGCTGACCAGCGCGCGGGCTGGCTTATTGCGGATTGTACCGCCTACCACCATCATCGGACTGGCGGATGATGACATGTACTACTACCCGAACTGGTTCAAGGCGTCGGTTGATCTGATGAAGCAATTCCCGAATGTGGGGCAAGTAAGCGGCTGGCCTGTCCGCACGCAAATGCGCTGGGGCAACCGGACAACACTGGAATGGGCGCGCCGTTATGCCGTCTTAGAAATGGGCAAGTTTATCCCTGAACAATGGGATCGGGACTTCTGCACTTCCATCGGGCGCGAGTGGGATTTCCATGTCCATTACACGAAAAAAGATATGGACAAGCGCATAACGTATCAGGGACACCAGGCTTATGCGGTGGCACATCACTGCCAGTTCATCTGCAAGGCTGAAAATCTGGTCGAAATTCTACGCCAGAACAAAGAGGCAATGAGTGACGACAAGCTGCTGGATAACGCGGTGGATGGGGCTGGATACTTGCGCTTGACCACCATCGACCGCTATGTCAGGCACATCGGGAACGTGCTGGATGACGAATTGAAGCCAAAGAGAAAGAGGCACGCATGAAAGTGAAATATGTCGGCAAGGGCGCGTGGTTAATAGGCGTGCCAGCGCGCGATCTGAGCGCGGATGAAGTCAAGCACTTCGGGTTGGAGCGGCTACTCGCTTCCGGCTTGTATGTGGAAATCAAAAGAAAACCAAAGGTCGAGAAACCTGAGGAAGAACAATCAGAGGAGGCCTAAATGGCAGGTATTAAAGCATTGAGAAAAATCCAGATCGGCAAGGAAACTACCGCTGGAACAAAGGTGGACGCGGACATTGTGTGGCGCGGGACTGGTTCAATCCATGACAATATGGAACTTATATTCCCGAAGGAAGACATCGGCATGTTGGTTCCTGCGGGGCGGTCTTATGTGGCGCGCTACGAAGCGGGTTTGACATTGGACGAAGTCGAGGCAACGTTTGAGCAATTGCCGCATTTATTTGAGATGGGTATTGAGAGCGTTACGCCAACTGGCACGACCTCTTTTACCTACACCTACACCATGCCATACGCATCAACCGACTTGGTTGCAAGCACCGATCTGGCGACCTACACCGTTGAGGCTGGCGACAATGTGGCAGAGGAAGAGTTCGGATTCGGCTTC